GGGATGCCGGTAATGGTACGCGCCGAGGTCGTCCAGTTTCCTGTAGTCGTCGTGTATTGGGTGTAGAACTGATAGATCTTGGTCAGTTCGCGCCAGTCAGCACGACGCAGCAACTCGTACCCTGTCGCATTCATCAGCGCCAGAATCTGAACCACATCTTGGTTCGTGTTGCCTGCCACATAGTCAGGCGTTGAGACACCCAACTCATTTGTGACCTGCTGTACAAGCTCAAGCATCGTCGTGCTGGACATGGCTTATTCCTCGAGTGTTTCCTTGCGCGGTCGACCCGGGCCGCGCTTCATTGTTTCATCAGACCGTGCAGCCAATAATTGGTGCATCTGCGCCCTGAGTTCTTCCATCTCATTGCGGGTCTTTTCCAACTCTATGCTGCTCTCACTGCGATTCTTGCGATCCAAAAACGCCTTAGCACGGTCACGCAAACCAATTCCACCCATGCCAATACGCTGCAACTGAGCGTCTGAGGCTCGCGCCAACTGTTCCACCGAACCAAAGCGTAAAATCTGCAACTCTTCCATTTGGCCGACAGACAGTTCTTCGGGAGCTTCCTCACGCCACTGCTTCAAAGGCGTTCCAATGACAGGGCCATCGTCGTTCTGCATCTGGAAATGCAACCACTGGCGCGGAAAGCGAGCCTTGTGACTGTCATTTACAGGCTGGTCAAAGATGTTGGTCTTGTCGCCAGGTACTTCAATCTTGATAAACGGCTTGCCCTTGAAGTCACCTTCTTGGCAAATGTAGAAGCGAACATCAAGAAACGAATCAGCATTGTTTGTATCACTGTCAAGCATGATTTTCTATCCTGTGGGGATGTTAAGACTTGGAGCCTTGTTGAGTAATCCAAGCAGTGTTTGAAATTGCTATGAACGTAGTTGTCTTAGCCGTTGGAACTGACCCTGAAGAACTTCCGTTGATGGTGACACCACTAGATTCGGCAGGGTAAACCAACACCGTGTTTGCGCCATCGTTGGCAACCCAGATCGTCGAACCCATCTCACACGTTGGCAACAGGACACCAGTTCCCGCAGCCGCCGTAGCAATTAGGTTGTAAATCGCAGTCAAACGCAACGCATCGGATCTAGTCGAACCCGTTGCGGTCAACGAACCGGCCCCGTCGCCACAAATAGCAACCGAGGCCAGCGCGTTAGCTCCAGACCCAAATACCTGAGAGGGACGCGACATTACGCGCCCAGCAAAGATACCCAAGTCGTCGGGCTAGTACCGACAAAGAAACGACGCTTAGTGGTCGCAATCGTCACCGATGCACTGCCGTCAATTGTCGAGCCGGTCTGCGGGTACACGGTCAACGTGCTTGCGCCGTCGTTAGCAACCAACATCTGTGCGCCAGCTTCAGCGGTCGGCAGCTTAACGCCAGTGCCTGAAGCGGCAGTGCTGACCACGTTCCACGAATCGCTCAAAGCCAGAGCGTCAGCGGCAGTGGAACCCGTAGCAGTTTTAGCAGTGGCGACCGTACCGGCAATGAACTGAGCCGAACCGCCAGACTGACCCGAACCCTGAATGCGTGATGGAAAAGGCATTTAAACTCTCCTGTGTTGAACATAAAACGCTGCGTTCTCGTCGTTGGAATCAGTCCAAACAATCTCATAAGCCGAGAACTTCTTTACCCACCAACTGTGCGGGTAAACCGACAAATGCAACGGCATCCCAATCAATTCGCCCATCGCATCTGGCATTAAACTTATCTGAAAATACGCAGAATCCACGCAGTCCATGACGTTCTTGATGACATCATCGACCTGATGCGTCGGGATATGCTCCATAACGTCCGTACAGTACCCTACGTCGCCTTTGAGCGTCATAGGGCGTGTTAGGTCGGCTACGAAAAACGGCAGCCGTATAGAGGCGCTAACAGCGTTGTCGGCAAAATCAACCAGAAACACCTTTGCGCCTGTTAGGTTGTGGATCTGCTGACCGCCGCGACCTGTTCCGCAACCAAAGTCGATGACAACGGTGTTTTGGTCAATCTTGGCGACTTTGATTGCTTCCTGTGCCGCAAGTTCACCTGGCGACATCGTGCGGTACTCAGGGAAGTTCCACATCGCCTTGTATTTGTCGGCCTCAGTCTTAGGCGCAGGGTTGGCCCTCATGTTGCGGTAAACCGCCATGATTAGACCGTCAGCGTCCAACGTGATAATGCACTCGCGGTCGAGCAAGTTATTGCACACGGCAGGGAACAACTCAGCCTGCCGAGCCATCGCAAGCGAACTGGTGAACGTCTCGCCATCTAGCGTGACCTTGCACAGCACATCGTTGTTGTTCATCGGCTGGTTGTACGCATGGCCGAGGGTTTGGCGGTGTGAACTGTCGTACCCAAACAGATGCAGCTTGCGGTAACCCATCGTGTACGCAAGGCACATCGTAGACAGGCCCACAGTCAAGCCACCACCGATCAACGCATATTCGTTGTCGTGCTTTGGCAAATGGGTTTCGATGCCCTCAATTGCCGGATGCCAAACGCTAACGTCTGGCGAGTCATAAAAATGCTCAAACAGCGACGGGTGGCACTGCGAGGCAAGCAAGTATTCCTTGGCTTTTGCCAGCAGGCTGATGTTCTCCGGTCGAGCGTCAAGGATCACCTGATAGTCAGGCACAACCCCATGCGCATTCAGAAACCGTGCCGCGCCGTTAAGAGCGAAAATCTTTTGCCCTAGTGAGTGTCGATGTTTGATTGTTGGCAAAAACTCAATCAAAGACGGGCCACCACCAACGATAACGGCATGACCGTCATGAGCTGGCACTTCCCTAATCCATTTATGCGAACTGCTGGAATTGACTGCAACATTGCTAAACAACGTGCCGTCATCGGTATTGCATAGGATTTCGATTTGCATAATTAGCAAGAAGGCAGGGATTGTAGTCCCTGCCTCCCATTTACCCTTATTAGGTAATGCGACCCTGAAGATGCGGGCGGTTGACAACCACGTTTACCGTAGTCGTCGCAGAAGCCACCGTTGCAGCGTTCGCAGAACGCGCACCGAGGATTTCCTTACCGGACGCAGAAGCGCCAACCTTACCGGTTGACACAACACCAATAGCGACGGTCGGGTTGACCTTGGCGCCAGTGGTCTTAGTCACAACAGCAGTGCCTTCGATCTGATACCAGCCAAACGAGCCAGCGCCATTCGCAGACATTGCCACAGCCACCGGACGCGCCTGATTGCTGGTAGTCGCGCACAGGGTGGTCTGGTAGGTAGTGCCGTCATACGTCACTAGCGAGCCAACCGCAGTGCTGGCAACGCCAACAAGCAGGATGAACTCACCAGCGCCATAAGTCGGGTCGAAAGCACGTTCGATCTGTCCCAACACCGCAGGCGGGGTCGGAATAGCGGCAGTGCCGTTTGCAGTCGTAATACCAGCATCGGTCACTGCGATTTGCAGCAAACCGGCCTTATTGTCGTCAAAAGTATAAGCCATGTTATTTACTCCTTTAAGCGATCAGAACGCCGCAGAACTGCGGGCCTGAAGAAGTAAGATTCCCAGCCCAACCAATCAGTTTAACGATGGCATCCTGGTTCACGGCCTGACGCTCGCCACCAATCGGAACGAAATTACGATCCTTATGGGGACGGAACATCAGGTACTTGGTGTTGAGGAACCACATATGGTTCGCGTTGCCTGAGCCACTGTTGTAGCTCGAGGAACCGATACCACCGTCCAGCACCACATCCGAGGCCATACCAGCGCCGTAATACTTCAGCGAGGCAAAGCCAGCGCCAGCCATACCCGAACCTTCGTTCGAAATACGCTGGATGCTCTGCAACGACTGCAAATACAAGCGGTAGTAATTGCTATCGGCAACGATCAGGTCAGGCTTATCAGTGCCACGAATCAACTGCACAGCAATTGAGTCCATGTACGACTGAATGTTCGCAGCCGACACCGCAGCGCCACCGTTGGTGACACCCGAGTAGGCAACCGAACGCCAGAACGACCACGTTGCGCGGTTGATGCCGCCATAAGTACCCGAGGAAGGCGCATCCGGCACAGCAGCCGCAAGGCCAGTCAGGTTCTTACCAGCGTTACCAGTGCCGTCGCCATACAGGTCACCGCTGATGCGGTTAGCCAGTTGGGCTTCAGCAACCATCATGCGGCCATCGAGCAGGTCGATGATCGCTTCCTTGCCCGAGTTCTGGATCATTTCCAGACCCGAGATGGACACGGCAGCAGCGTACTGCGTAATCGAGAACTGGGCCGCCGAAATGGGGCTGTTCTGCGACACGTTCAGGACTTCATAACCCGAATACGAATTGGTGTTCGAGGTTGTGGTGTCGTTATAAGCAATTTCCTGAAGGATTACGTTACCACCCGAAAAGGTTTTAACGTTTCCGCGCTCTTTCAAACGACGCAACAACGCATTGTTGTTGGTTACGTTATCGGCTAGCTCACCGGTTCTTGATTGAATATTCGTAGCGATTATATCGCTAATCGAAGAGTTGGCAAATGCCATTTCAAATGCTCCTATTTCGGTTTATTAAAGCCGCTCACTCATGGCATCGAATTGCTCTGCCAGTAGTGACCGACGATCTTGCGCCTTGGGAGCCGTGTTTGTTCCTGGTGTGGAACTTCTGACGCTGACCGCAGCAGCTCGCGCAGCTTTCGCCGCACGGTTTTTCTCAGCACTCACAGAAGCATTGTTTTGAGCCTGTCTGGCTTCCAACATTACTTCCCTCAATTCTGGGTTGCCCCAGATAGCCATATCATACGCATCCTCAAGAGTTTGCGCTGCACCTGACTGGAGCAACGAAATCATTGTGGGACGCGCAGTTTCAAAATGCTCTGCCTTTTGAGCAAAGCCATTAATCTCATTTAACAGGACAGCATTCTGCGCCTGTTCCTGTTGATCCTGCCATGACTGAAGCTGGCCCTTCACTTTGACCACTTCATTCTGCAAAGCGTAAATGGTCGGATCCATCAAAGCGTTCTGCGAATTGGAGACAGCCTGATTGGCGAGGTTCACGCCATACTGCTGCGCCAACTGCATGAACATCTGTTGTTTCTGTTCTGGCGCACCAAAACGCAACGTATGGTCGGCCTGCATCAGCGCCTTGACCGCTTCAGATTCCTTGATGCCTAAACCACGGATAGTGTCGCGGTACGGGGAGATGACTTCTTCCATCTGGTCAGCGAACTGAGCCTTAGACAGCAAAGGCTCCACGCCCTTACGCATTTGTTCTTCACGCGCCCAAACGTATTCTTTGATTTTGTCATCGACCGCATTCCACGGTTCGTGGTAGTCCTTCTTCCACGACGCAGGGGGACGCTTCCATACCGGAGGCTCTGCTTCCGTAACGGTTTCGGTCTGTCGCGGCGCAAACTTACCCTGCTCATCTCGGGGTGCGGGCGCTGCGTTCTCTGCTTCCTCAAACTGCTGCGCTAGCAGTTCGCGGCGGTCTACAACATCATCTGCGGCCACTGGGGCCATCGGCTCAACGCTTTCCATAATTACTTCCTGTGGGGATTGGAAAATCTCATATCGTCACGCAGCCTGCCCAATATCTGATTCGCTTGTTTGTGCGTCATATTGGCAAGTTGCTCTCTCAAAACCTCACGCCGTGTGTCTTTCACTGGCGCTACCTTGGTCTCCATCGACTCGTTACCTACCTCAACGCAATTGTGGCGCTTGAGGTGGCGACGGTGCTGCGAACGGCTGCTAATGATGGAACCATCGGCCATGCTCTGATACGGCTTGATGTCGTCTTGAACGTAGTGCAGCGTCTCGCGGCGCTTGCTTTTGATCTTCTCGACCATCTCGCCATCTTCGTAAACGTATGTGCGTTTCATAAGAGTAGTAAAACTTCCTCGTCGTCCATTTCACGATGCTCTCTGTGGAGAGCCTCGACCCTAGTCAAATCCGCAAGCAACGCCTCAAAATCAATGGTTGGCGCTGCCTTTCTTGTATCCTTTTGGACAAAGGGCGCGACAATTGGCGCAACAACCTCTGGCCTAGTTTCTAACAAATCCTCATAGGCGCTAATCAGTTGTCGTTTTCTGCGCTCTTTATCCTCAACTTCCTTGGCAAATCGCTTTTTCCTGTGGTCGCCGTCGTGCGTGTCATCGATGAGGATGATGGGGATGACAGCGGTAAGCGTTCCAACCTGGCCTGTGCTGTCAACACCGCTGAGTGCAACCGTAATTGAGCGCCCAACTGTGCCGACATCGCCTTGGGCCTGCGTACCGGTGATTGCGATAGTTTCGGTGTCGCCTTCTGTACCGACTTGCCCTTGCGCTTGGACTCCGGTGAGGGCCAGCGTAAGACTTGCGACTGTGGAACCAACGGATCCTGTGGCACTAACACCCGTGCTTGATGCGGTGTCAGAGAGGCCAAGCGATCCCACGCCGCCCGTAGCAGCGTTGCCGGTGATAGGGAGGCTGTCCCACTGGGCAGAATCCCAAGTGCCGGTATCCCACGCACCGCCAGCCATTTACGCAATCCGGATAAGAGCATTGGTCGCGTCGTTGGTCGGCATGGTCAGGATAAACGTGCCTGCGGTGATGGTCTGGCTGCCAAACGTATGCACCGAGACTGCGTTCTTGCCGGTAGCGGTCGAGTTGTACACCAGCGCCGCATCAAAGGCGGTCGAGAGCGTTACGTTTGTGTAAGTGAAGCTGGCCGAGGGTGTCCAGTAGGCGGTCGTGCCACTTGTGGTCGGTGCTGTCGCATTAGTCACCGTTATTCCACCGGCAGTGTAGTTTGTCCCGCTCACTTCAGTCGTCGCCGTGGTGTAGCTGGTAGTCGCAGCGCCGAGGGAGCTGGCCGCCGTGTACAGCGCAGCCTTGAACGTGTCAGCGGCACGGTAAGCGGAACTGAAGGCGTGCACACCGTTGAGGATGTCCTGCTTAAACGATGTTGCCATTGATTGTGTATTAGCCACTAGAAACCTCCAGCCTCTGAAACCATTGTGACGGGCTTTTTGAGCCGAACATGGGCAGAACGATGAACCAATTCACCGTCTAACCAATACTCGACCCACTCCGAATATTCGTTGTCGTTGTCAATTGACCCTTCGCGCTTTTCCAGCAAGGAATCGTCCATCTCGCCTTTTGTGGTGGTGACGATCATTGGAGTGTCGGCTGCTCAAGGCCAGGTATCTGCTGCTGCACAGGCTCCACCGGCTCCACTCCTACTGCCCTGCCATCTGGCCCACGCACAATGCGCTTAGGCGACTTCAGCGTAGCCATTACATCGCCAATACGGTTCATCGCTTCGCCGTGCATATTTGCCATGCGGTCGTGCAGGTTAGCCATGTGGCCCAGAGCCATGTTGACGTTGCCGCCCAAGTCTTGAGCGATCTTTTCGCTGACCGCCTGCTGCGCTTCGAGCATGGGGATGTCCAGACCCGGGTTTGCCCCAATTCTCGCCACCATGATCCGTGTCGCAGCCTCAAGCTCTGTTTTCCAACGCTCGTATTGCTCTTTCTGCGCCAGTTCCTGCACTTTAAACTGTGCTTCCTGCTGCTGGCGCTGGGCCTCCATCTGCTGCCGCTGCGCCTCAATCTGCGACTCAGCCTGCAACTTCATCTGCTCGATTTGCATCGTGGACTGCATCTTGGCCTGCTCAAGCTGCGCCTGCATTTGGGCCTTCTGCTGCTCCATCTGCGCATCGGCCTGCGCCTGCTGTTGTGCGGGATCAGGCTTGGGTTGTCCGGCAGACTTCTTCAACTGATCCATCGCTTGATCCAGCGCACCTTCAATACCGCGAGCCTGTTTAAACGCACCCACGCCGTACTTAAGCAACTCCATCATCATCGGAATCATCTCAGGGCTGCGCTCACCCACCGGCAACGCTTGCGTCAGGAAGTTGCTGTAAGTGTTCAAGAACTCCAGCCGATCCTGCTTCATCTGGTTTTCGTCGAGCTGAACCAGTGAATCAGACGCAACCTCAATGCGGAAATTGCGTAGCGGCTTGTCTTTAATCAACTGCAACGCTTGCGGGATCAACTGTTGGTCGGCAGGCTGCATCTGCTGTGCGGCTGCATAGGCCAGAATCGTCTGCGGCTGGAACTTGCTGCAAATGATCTGCGCCTTGAGCCGGATCAATTCCGACGCATACAGCGCCACATCCTCCTGCATCGACCGCAGACGCAGGCCAGCGTATTGACCCTTGATCTGTTGAGCGGTAGCAGTCTCCGAGGCATACGATGCGCCACGGATGATGTCCGAAATGCCCGTAATCTCGTAAATCTGCTGCTTGATGTTGTCTCGCGCCTGATAGCACTGCATCAAAGCCGCAGCCAGCGTATCGAGCGGCAACAGGTCAATACTGCCCTTCAAGCCACCCTTTTCGCCAAACGCCATCCATTTATCGACGGGGATCAGGCTGTTGTTGTCGCCCTCCGTCATCAGACGTTGCAACGCAGGCTGGCTTGCGTCATACACGCCGCGCACCCGCAGGGACTTCACCAGCCCGTCAATGCGGTCGCTGAGGATATCCAACTCCATCGCCTGATCTTGGTACAGCACAAAGTCGGGAACCGGAACCAGGCTGTCTGAGGTTGTGGTCGCATATAGCGGTTTGGGGCAAGGGAAGAACCCCTCTAACTGCAACGGGTCATCGCGCTCGTCGATAAACACCGGCACGGACTTTGACAGCCAATAGACCTTGTTGGTTTCCTTGTCCCACAACTCGCATATCTTTGCGCGGTTGTAGGACTTCTTGGACTCGTTGTAAGCGTTGAGCGGCTCCGGCCCTTGGTCGAGCGGAATCTTCTTTGCTTTCTCTTCGCCAAAGCGTTCTGCCAACGCCTCATAGGTCATGTACACCCAACGCCATACGCAAGTGACTTCTTCCCACGTTCTGGCGGTCGAGTGACCAAAATCACGCCAATGAACGTAGTCTACCGGCGCACATTCGTACTCAATCTGCTCCGGCATCTCACCATCTTCGCCCTGCTCAATATCCTCAGTGATTTGCAAGCCATCGTCACCAATGCCCTGCGGCGCAACGTGCGGCTCGTACCGCGCCCATGCCACGCCACGCCCACCGAGAAACCGATCCTCCACGCTGTAACGCATGGTCGAGCGAAAGTCAGGGTAATGCTCAATCTCAAAGTCGATTGCGCGTTCGATCAACAGTGAAGCCACACGGCTGACAGGATCGTTGTCACCAAAGCGGCGCGATACATCGGCGCTTGGCAGCTTGGCGTACACGGCAGGGATGAGCGTCTGCACGTTAGACCACAGAATATTGAACTTCGCGGTCTCATTGCCTGAGTTGCCGCGAGTGTCATCACGATACCGCTTGAGGATCTTTTTGGTACGCGCCGTCCACTTGGCGAACTCGTTGTCATACCCGCCAATGATGGACAGGTATTTCTCTACGCCAGTGCTACGAATCGGTTCCATTACTTTTCTTCCTTCTTGCGTCGGTACGCATCAACCGCAGCAGCGCCGCCTGCGCCAGCAGCAAGCAATCCGAGTAGATTGGGATCAACTTTGCCTGCTTGAGCCTTGCCGGTCAGCACCATGTCTCGCGCTTGTTCCATCGGGATGTTAAGGCGCTTGGATGTTTTGGCAATCAAGTCGGACAGAATCTCGAGTTTTGGCGCACCAATAGCGGTTTCCACGCCAGTTTGTGGCGCAAGCGCACCCCATAGCGTCGCTTGACCAGGCACGGCTTCGAGGCCAGCTTGTTTTGCCACTTGCTCTCGCCACCACGGTGTAAGGGTTTGCAATTCGGATTTTGAAACACTTGCTGCTGGAATCTTTTCCTGACCCTCAACCCTAAGCATATTTCGAGTGTCTGCAAGGCCAACGCCACGCGAGAAATGTGCGTCACCGACAGGGATGTTGGATTGCCGTCCAAGTGCACTGGCTTGGCTGGCTTGCATATACAAAGGAACTTTTGGGCTTTTCATCTGAGATTGCCCAGTCTCGAGATATTGCTGCATCGCAGGTGCTTGTGCGGTTGAATGATATGCGTGACTTGGAAAATCAAGCAAATCTTGAGGCAAGTTCATGCCTTGCCGCGCCTCTAAATCCAACCCGCCCAAATCAAAAAACTCGTTGAAGCGACCTTCTTGAGCTAATTTGTTGGCCGCAGTGCCGCGCTTAAGTTCAGTAACAACATCGCTTGACGGACTTGCCATGCTGGTCAATGCATTGAGCCGCGAATACATCCGTCCGGCTTCCTGCTCACCAACCAAGTCAACCAACCGGTTGTACGCAGGATCCATCATGTACCAGCCCTTCATGCCGGTAGCTAACTTGGGGGCGTATTCCTGCGTAGCTTGAAGAATGTCCACAAGACGCTTGGTGTTAGCCTTTTGCATGATCGGCTCAACAGACGCAGCGCCTCGAGGTTTTGCCGTTGCG